CGGCGTGCAGAAAATGAACCCAGAGGCGCAAGGCGAGACGGCTTTGCCATTCTACCAGCGGCCTACGTTCAGCAACTTGATGGGCGACTTGGCTTTGGGGTTCAACCAGATGCGGCTGCGGCCAGATGAGGGTCTTGCCCAACGGATCGGCGGTCGGCGTCAGCAGCGTGAGCAGCAGGCCCAGACAAACCGCACGCTTGAGTATTTGCAGCAGCAGCCAGGGTCTGAGGCAGCGGTTGAACTCATTCGTTCAGGCGCAAGCCCGACGCAAGCCTTGCAGTTTTATCAGCAGTCTCGGCAGCAGGCGGCGGCGGCAGCAGGCGGAGAAATTAGGGAAGTTGATGGCAAGCTAGTGCGCCTCATGCCAGATGGCACTGTGACTGAATTGTATGCGCCGACTGAGCCAGCGTTCGACGCTGACGCGGTGCAGAGTGCGCGGAAAGAATTTACTGCACTGCCGCAGGTTAAATCATTTGCAGATCAAACGGCAGCCTATGGGCGGATTTTGTCTTCGCTTGAAAGAGATGTTGGGCAGGTGTCTCCTGCGGGTGACTTGGCGCTTATCTTTAACTACATGAAAATTCTTGATCCAGGATCAACAGTCCGAGAAGGTGAATTTGCTACAGCGGCCAAAGCGGGCAACTTCGGTACGCAAATTGCATCTTTGGTTTCGCAAATTGAAACTGGTGAACTTCTTACTGAATCGCAGCGCGCTGATTTTGCGGATCGCGCCACAAGACTGTATCAAGGTGCTGAAAATCAATTCAGATCAATTGCAGATCAATATGGGTCTTACGCGTCAGCGCGTGGGTTGCCTGTTGAAAGAGTCATCCCCGACTTTGGGTTCGGTGGTGAATTGTATCAAAAGCCATTGGCTTTTACGCCGCCACCTGTTCCAACCGGCGTATCGGCAGGGGACTGGGCGATTGCATGGCAGAACATGACTGACGAAGAACGTCAGAAATTTATGGCAGAGGGGCAATAATATGGGCGAGATGACCGACGAGCAGCGCGCCGCATTTGAGGCCGCCCTTGCCAGAACACGGCAGCAAGAAGCGACAGCGGCAGCAGTCCCAACCCAGCGCGGCAGAACGGCGGCGCAGGGCCTGACACTTGGTTTTGCTGATGAGATTGAGGCCCGCGCAAGGGCGTTGACCACTGGTCGCCCTTATGAAGAGTTGCTTAATGAAATCCGAGGTTCGGTAAAAGCATATCAAGAAGCCCGCCCAAAAGAGGCAATGGCTTATGAGATTGGCGGCGCGGCGATCCCAGCCATTGGCGGGTTGCTGGCCGCGCCATTCACTGGTGGCACATCGGCGGCGGCAGTAGCGCCGACACTTGGCCGCATGGCCGCTATAGGCGGGCTTGAGGGTGCCGCTTACGGGTTTGGCACGGGCGAGGGCGGCGCTGCTGAGCGGCTTGCTAGGGTGCCTGGGTCTGCTGCGGCTGGCGCTGTTGGCGGCGCTGTCGGCGGCGCTGCGGTGCGTGGCGCTGGTGGTGCTATTACGGCTTTGACGGATAGTGCGCGTCGGCTTGTCGGTCAACGCGGTTCAAGCGTTGTGGAGAACGAAATCCAGCGGCTGGCACAGCAGACCGGCAAGACCCCAGATGAAATCGCAGATGACATAATCAATGGCCGTATTATGGCCGAGAATGGAACAATTCGGCTGGCAGTGCGCGCGCTGAAAACCAGCGGCGGTGAGGCTTCAAGGATTTTGGAAGAGGGCATTCGGGGCCGCCCATCTCAAACACGCGCAGAGGCGTTGACTGATCTGCGTCAATATCTTTCCGACGTTGGTGAGCCAAGCGCACTTCAAGCGCAGCGGCGCAGCGAAGATGTCGTAAGGCAGACGGAGCGTCAGGCTTATTCGCAATTTGAAAATGTCCCTGCGCCAGCGGAAGTTGTCGAAGCCCTTGAGGACACATTGCGGCGCGTGCCTTCTGCATCCAAGGAGGTTGAGATTATGCTGCGTGCGCAAACTGGAGAAGCCCCGTTCTATAAAATTCTTGAGGATGGCAGCGTTGAGTTCACGCGCACGCCAACGCTGATGGAGGCGGAGCGAGCGCGCAGAGCTGTAGGTAACCGCGCGACTGCATTGTACCGCGAAAGCATGGGTGGTGCAGGTGAGGCCGTTTCCGGTGTTGAGGACGCGCTGCGTCAATCTGTTGATGTCGCCGCCCCTAATCTTGCGGCAACTCGTGCGCAGGTAGCGGCTACGCGACAGCAGAAAGATGTATTTGAATTTGGCCAAAACGCGCTAAGCGGAGATGTAAACGAGCGGCTGATGGAGTTTTCCCGCCTTACATCGCCTGAAGAGATCGGCGCGTATCGCGCTGGCTTGATGGCTGCACTTGAGGCTAGAGCTACCACTGGCTCACGTCAAAGCCTGATCCGCAACTTGGCGGACCCAGAGACGAAAGAAGGCATTATATTGCGGCAAGTTTTCCCAGAGGACCAACTTGACGATGTGCTTTATCGCCTTGAAACTGCGGAAGAAGCTCAGGCAACGGCAGGCCGCGTTCTTCAGGGGTCTGACACTGCGGCAACATTGGCGGAAAATGCGCGTCGTGGAATGGGCCTTTCTGTCGGGGATATAACCGGCGTTCTGTCTGGCAGCCCAGACGCAATAATCAGTGCGGCTCAAAAGGTTGTCGGAAGGTTCGGCAGGGATTTGAACGATGCGGAGCGTGCGCGCGTTGCGCGGATTCTAGTTTCACAAGACCCAGAGCTTGTGCGTCGCGCGATCACCGACGAGGGTGGAATGGCAACATTGCAGCGACTGGTTGAGCAACTTGCCGTGGCAGCAACGCAAGGCGCGCGACGCGGTGCGACTGTTGGGGCGGCAGAGCCTGGCGCTGAAATATCAGGCGGCGCATTGCGCGGCCTCTTGGCACAATAAAGGTAAAACCACATGAACCCTGAAGACATGATCGAAGACGCAGAAATCGTGGACATCCTTGAGATTGCGCCTGTTGAAGAGATTGAGGAAGAGGACAATGGCCCAGAGCCTTTGACCGACGACCAGATTGAAGGCATCCTTGCGGGTGCCATTGATGACGCGGTTGACTTTATTGAGAGCGACATTTCGCCAGACCGGATCAAGGCGCAACGCTACTTTGACGGCGAGAGCGACATTGGCCATGAGGATGGCCGCAGCAAGGTTGTATCTACAAAGGTGCGCGATGCGGTGCGGTCTGTTAAGCCCAGCCTGATGCGGGTGTTCCTGTCATCCAGCCGGCCTGTGGAATATGTCCCACGCGGCCCAGAAGACGTGGCAATGGCCGAGCAGGTCACCGAATACATGCACTACAAGTTTCAGGAGCTTAACGGCTTCCGTGTCTTGTCTGACGCCTTCCACGATGCGCTGGTCAAAAAGACTGGCATCGTGAAGACTTATTACGAGGAATACGACAAGAGCGAGATCCACACGTTTACTGGCTTGAGCGAGGCGCAATATATCGCGGTTATGATGGACCCCGATGTCGAAGTGCTGGAGCATTCCGAAACCATTGAGGACACGCAGGTTTCCGTTGACGGATTACAGATGCCTGAGATGGTATCTCGCACGCACGACCTCAAGATTATCAAGCGGGCCACCGACGGTGACATTTGCATGGTGTCTGTGCCGCCAGAAGAGTTCTTCATTGACCGTGGCGCACGCTCGATTGACGACTGCTATGTCTGCGGCCACCGCAGCGACATGCGGGTTGGCGATTTGGTTGAAATGGGTTTTGACTTTGATGAGGTTGTTGAACTGGACAGTTCCAGCAGCTTCACCGACATGAGTGTCTTGGAAGATGAGGCGCGCAGGGGTTACAGCGTCAATTCGGATGAAGAGCAAAACTCGGTTGACCAGTCCGGCAAGCTGGTGATGGTGACTGAGGCGTACATGAGAATGGACGTTGACGGCACAGGCACGCTGATGTTGCACAAGGTCATCCTTGGCGGCACGAACTACAAGTTGCTGTCGGTTGAGCCATGTGACCAGATACCTTTCGCAATCTTTGAGATCGACCCAGAGCCTCATGCTTTCTTTGGCCGGTCGATTGCAGACCTGCTGACTGACGACCAAGACGCGGCGACATCGGTGATGCGCGGCATTTTGGATAACGTCGCCATGACCAACACGCCGCGCATTGGCATCGTCGAGGGTCAGGTTGATATTGACGATGTGATGAACAACGAGATTGGCGGCATCATCCGGATGCGTCAGGCCGGTGCGGTCCAGCCATTCTCGGTGCCGTTTGCCGCTGGCCAGACGCTGCCAGCCATGCAGTATCTTGACCAGATGATTGAAGGCAAAACGGGCGTCACACGGGCGTCTATGGGGCTTGATCCGGATGCGCTGCAATCAACTACAAAGGCCGCAGTCTCGGCCACCGTGCAGGCAGCCGCTGGCCAGACAGAGGTAATGGCACGCAATCTTGCCGAGGG